GAATCTGTGCGCGTCCTCGCGCGACTCCTCGGAATCTGAACCACCCCGCACACCGCAACGGTGTCGGGACCACTGGCACGCAAGGTGCCGCTTCACGTCTCGCAAGGAGATCAGCATGCCCACGCCCACGCCCGCCCCCTTCACCTTCGGTCCCCGACGTCACACCCGCCTTGAGCTCATGGGCATCCGATTCATGGCCGACGGCGACCCCGCCGGCGCCGGAGACGCGCCCGCCGGGGAGACCACGCCGCCTGCACCGCTCGGTGACGCGGGCCAGCAGGCCATCGACCGGATGAAGACGGAGCGGAACACCGCCCGGCAGGAAGCGAAGGCGTATAAGGACCTCGGGCTCAGCCCCGACGAGATCCGTGCGCTCGTCGCCGAGAAGAACGCCGGCACCGCCCCGGACCCGGAGAAGATCGCCCGGGAAGCGCAGAAGGCTGCCGACGCCGCTGCGAAGGACCGCTACGACGGCAAGGCACGCGGCTCCGAAGTGCGAGCTCAGGCCGCCGAACTGAACTTCATCAAGCCCACCCAGGCTCTCGCACTCCTCGACCCCAAGGACCTCGCCGACATCGACGTCGACGATGACGGTGAGGTCGACGCCGACGCCGTCAAGAAGCTGCTCGAGAAGCTCGCGACCGACAACCCGCACCTCCTCAAGCCCACAGACACCACCCCTGACTACCGGTCCGCCGGCATCGGGGGTTCAGGCTCCGGCACCAAGCCGGAAGTTCGCCCTGGCGTTGACCGAATCCGCAACGCCTACGCGAACTCACCCAAGAAATAGCGCTCGCCGTTCTGCGGTCGAGTTCAACCTGAAAGGACACAGCACATGGCTGTAACCCTCGCCCAGGCGGCTCTGCTCTCGCAGAACGACCTCCAGCGCGGCGTCATCGAGACCTTCGTCCAGGAGAGCCCGGTCCTCGACCGGATTCCCCTCATGAACATCGAGGGCAACGCGTACGCCTACAACAAGGAGGCCACCCTCCCGGGTGTCGCCTTCCGCTCCGTGAACGAGGCGTACACCGAGTCGACCGGCACTGTCGTGCAGGCGACCGAGTCGCTGGTCATCCTCGGTGGCGACGCCGACGTCGACCGGTTCATCGTGCAGACCCGCGGTGACCTTAACGACCAGCGCGCCATCCAGACGCGCCTGAAGGTCAAGGCGGCGTCGTACAAGTTCCAGGACGCGTTCTTCAACGGAGACGTGGCCGTGGACGCGAAGTCGTTCGATGGTCTGAAGAAGCGCCTCACCGGCGCGCAGGTCCTCGACGCGGCCACCAACGGTCTCGGCCCCGTGACCGCAGGCCATGACTTCCTCGACGCGCTCGACGCGCTCCTGGCGTCGGTGCCCGGCATCAACGGGTCCAACGGTGCGATCTACGCGAATGCGGGCGTCATCGGCAAGCTCACCTCCGCTCTGCGACGCCTCGGCGGCGCGGACTTCATCAAGGAGGACCTCACCCAGAAGCGGGTGCTCACCTACAACGGTGTGCCCGTCCTCGACCCGGGCGCGAACGGGGCTGGCACCGCCATCCTCGGGCAGGCCGAGACCCAGGGGTCGTCCAACGTGTCGTCCTCGGTCTACGCCGTGCGGTTCGGCGAGGACGAGACCGAGCAGGGTGTCACCGGCCTCACCAACGGCGGCGTGATGGTCGATGACCTCGGCCAGCTGCAGGAGAAGCCGGCGTACCGCACCCGCATCGAGTTCTACTGCGGGCTCGCCACGTTCGGCGGCAAGGCCGCAGCCCGTCTCCGCGGCGTCCTCGCCGTCTGATCCTGAAAGGACCAACCATCATGGCTGCACCAAAGGAAACCATCCTCGACACTAACGTGACGAAGCCGTCCACCACCGCCCCCGGCGATGGCCCGGCCGACACCACGGACCCCACCGAGATCGCCGTCTCGGTTCCCGCCAACCCGGGCAAGGACGCGATCAAGGTGGGCACCGTGAACGCGGTGATCCCCGTCGAAAAGCCCGTCGTCGAGAAGTCGGAGCGCGAGGACCGCATCGAGACGTACGACGCGACCAAGCCCGACGGCACGAAGGTGACCGTCACGCACAACCTCGACACTGGCGAGACGTCGGTCAAGTAGCACCAGGAAGGGGCGGTCATGGCGACCATGGACAACCCGGCAGACATCGAGGCCGTTCGCGGCGTCATCGACCGCCCCCTCACCCCAGACGAAGAGCGCACCATCCCGCAGTGGCTCGGCATCGCCTGGCGAACCCTGCAGAGGGACGTGCCCGGCATCCCCGCGCGCACAGCGCTCGACGCCGACGTACCCGGATACCTCGCCGTGGACGACGTCAAAGACGTGGTCGTGGCAATGGTCGAGCGGAAGGTGCGGAACTCGAACGGGCTCCGCACATGGAGCGGCGACGACTACGGGCAGACCGTCGACAACGAACTCTCGGCCGGCAAAATCTACGTCACCGACGCGGAGAAAGCCTCCCTCGCCCCGGGTGCTGGCCTCGCTGACGGCGGCGGCATCTACTCCATCCCGCTGGTGTCGCGATGATCACCGGCGGGCAGACGGTTCACGCGCGCCGCATGATTGAGCAGCTGATGGTCGACCGCTGCAAGATCGAGACCGGCGACACCGCCACCGGCGAGTTCGATGAGGACACCGGCACCTACCCGGATGCCCAACCGGTTTTCTCCTACGAGGGCCCGTGCCGGCTGAAGGCCGCGAACACTGCCTCGAACGAGATCGAGGCTGGCTCCCAGCTGCTCGTCGAGACCGGCCTGGTCCTCTCCCTGCCCGTATCCACGTCCGGCAACGTGCTGAAGAACCACGTTGCCGTCATCACGGAGGTTGACCCGGTGTCGGGTGACCCTGCCCTCGTCGGCAAGCGCTTCCGCATCGAGGGCCCACACGTCGGAACCTCCGCGACCGCCCGCCGCCTTCGAGTCGAACTCACCACGTGAGGAGACAACGATGGCTGAGGACTTCGCTGTCGAGGGAACCCAGAACTTCGTCCAGGCCAGCCACGACCTCGGGTCGGTGCCCGACAAGGCTGGCCCGTTCATCAACTCCGCCGTGCAGCACACGTCCCGGCTCGTCCGCGACAGCTGGCGCGAGCGCTCGTCGGGTAGCCCATACGCTCCGGCGTTCCCCTACTCAATCACTTACGACCTCACGGTCTACCGCGGCTTTGGAGTCTCGCTGCTGCGCTCCGAGATCGGCCCCGACAAGGCGCGCCCCCAGGGCGCCCTCGGCAACCTGCTCGAGTTCGGGTCCGTGAACAATCCGCCTCGCGGGTTCGGGCTCGCCGCGCTGCAGGAGCACGAAGACGACCTCGAACGAGGCCTCGACCAGTCGATCGACGACGCGCTGAAGGCGGCAGGACTGTGAGACACCACACCGACTGGCTGAAGGCCCGACTCTCCACCATCACCGCGCTGCGCACCCCGCCGAACGCGGGGCCTCCGTCGTTCGTGAAGGTGTTCGTTACGCAGGCGGAGTACCCCAAGCCGTACGCAGCCGTGAAGGTACTGCCGCCGTACATCGTGCTGCACCCCACCGACGGCAACGCCACCCGCCCGCGCATGTCCGGCGGCCGGCGCCGCAAGAGCCCCCGATGGGTCGTGCATTCCGTCGGTGCCAGCGCCGCGCAGGCCGGGTGGATCGGTGAGGCGGTCGAGCAGGCGCTCGTGCCCGGGGGAGTACCGGTGAGGCCCGCGATCGAGGGCGAGAACACGTTCCCGTTCTGGTGGAACTCACCCACGCCCGTGGAGCTCGACCGTGACCCCTCCCCGCCGGTTTTCCTGCACGTGTCCGAGTGCGGATTCGACACCGACCTCACCGAATCCTGAGGAGGCAGCTCATGCCCGAGCAGAAGCCGTTCATCCGAGTGCGCGACAAGACGACGAAGCACCAGTACGACATCCGCCGCGAGTCATTCAACGAGAAGAAGCACGAGCGCGTGAAGCGCGTGCCCGACTCCTCGCACCCCCGCCGCCCCAAGCACTTCGTGTCGCCGGCGCGCAAGAAGACTTCCACCACCGAGGTGGTCGAGGGCACCAGCCCGACCGGCGAATAGCCGCATCCGCAACGTGGGAACCCCGACAAGGAGAACGCAATGTCCATGACCCTTCCCGCCTCGGTGCCGAGCGACGGCACCCGCCGCGTCTACTGGCTGCCGACCGTGGCAGACATCAACGCCATCAAGAAGTCCGAGATCGACGCCGGCACCTTCATCGGCTGCTACGTCACGACCACCGGGTGGCAGCCCGGTCAGGACCAGGCCACCGTCCCCGACGGCCGCCTCTGCTCCTCGCAGGACTTCGAGCGGCCCGGCCGCAAGACGAAGACCCTCGCGCTGCAGTACACCTTCAACCTCGCCGAGGCGGACGAGGACGAGGCCCGCCTCGCTCTCGCAGAGGGCAACACCGGCGTGCTGGTGAACGTGCTTCAGAAGGACGAAGACGAGGACGACGTCGCCGTCGAGGACTGGTACGAGGCGTGGCCCGTGCAGACCGGCGAGCAGGTCGTCATGGCCTCCGAGGCCAACGCCGTCGACCGCATCCAGCAGAAGCAGTTCATCCGCGGCAAGGTCGTGCACTTCAAGCAGGTCGCCGCGGCCTAACAAGCCCCTGTGCCGCCGCTTTCCCACGGGCGGCGGCACAGGTTCACCACCCGTGGGAACCAACGTGGGAGAAGAACAGATGTCCGCTTTCGGAGACAAGCTCGCCAAGAAGAAGCCCGCCACCTACGACGTCGACCTGTGCCTCGACGGTGAGCTGTCCGCTCGCCGCGACGCGGCCGTCGCCGCGGTAATGCAGACGGCACGCACCCTCGAGCAGGTGAAGAAGGCCCCGCCCACCGACGGCCGGTCCGTGGGCTCACCGACGACCGCCGCGCAGAAGGCGTACGACGCCGCGGCCGCCGCGCTCGGGGAGATCGAGAACGAGATGCGCGACGCCAGCATCACGCTGCGTCTCCGCGCGGTCCCGTTCGCCGACTACAACCTCTACCAGGCGAAGAACAAGCCGCGCCCGGGCAAGGACGAGGCCTACAACCCGATCACGTTCTTCCTCTACGTCGCCCGCCGCTCCGGCGTCTACGTCGACGAGCAGGGCGCCGAGCACCGCATCGAAGAGCACGAGTGGGACAAGTTCGAGAAGGACCTGTCCGACGGCGAGCACGAGAAGCTCGCCAGCGCGATCATCACCGTGAACCGCCAGATCGGACTTCAGAGCACGTCTTTTTTATCGCACAGCTCGGCAGCAACCCCGGACTCCTCCGAGACCTCCGCGCCGCCCGCGCCCAAGGCATCTCCCCGAAGCGCTTCTGGGGCTGGGAGCCGCAAGAAGAGCACGAGCACACGTACGACGCCGAAGGCCGAGTAGCGCGCACGACCGTCGTCCGAGAGGTCGAGTACGACGCCGAGCAGCGCGACCTCATCGTCGCGCTCGACGAATACGAGGCGGGTCTCGACGAGAACGGGATTCCGTATTCCGAGTCGATGAGCCCCCTCGCCGACCCCGACAACCCGAAGGGCACCCACTTCTACACCGCCAAGGTCGCGAGGAACTTCGCCACCGAGGCCGTGGAGCAGGAGCAGAAGAAGCCCGAGTGGTCCGGCGACAACTTCCTGCGCGCCCGGAAGTTCATGGCCGTGAGGGTCGACCGACCACAGCAGAGCGGGCCGTCATAGCCCACAACTGGACGACACCGGCGGGAGGCCCCACATGACCGACCGCACCGTCAAGGTCACACTCCTCGCCCAAGCCACCGGCTTCATCACCGGCATGGATCAGGCCGCCCGGAAGACCCGCGAGACGGGCTCCGAGCTGGAGAAGCTGGCCCAGAAGCGGCAGTCGTTCGAGCGCCTCGGCCGCGCCGCGCTCGGCTTCGGCATCGCTGTCGGTGTGGGTATCGCCGGCGCTGTGGCCTCGTTCGCCGACTTCGACCAGTCGATGTCCTACGTGCAGGCCTCGACTCACGAGACAGCCTCGAACATGGGGCTGCTCCGTGACGCTGCGCTCGAGGCCGGTGCGGCGACGGTGTTCTCGGCGACGGAGTCGGCGAACGCGATCGACGAACTCGCGAAGGCGGGCATCTCGACGACCGACATCATCGGCGGCGCCCTCACCGGCTCACTCGACCTCGCTGCGGCAGGTGGCCTCGGTGTCGCCCGCGCGGCGGAGATCTCCGCGACGACACTGCAGCAGTATTCTCTCGCGGGCACTGAGGCGAGCCACGTGTCCGACGTGCTCGCCGCCGGCGCCGGCAAGGCGATGGGCTCCGTCGACGACCTCGCCCAGGGCCTCAAGTTCGTCGGCCCCGTCGCCGCCTCCATGGGCATCTCGCTCGAGCAGACCACCGGCGTGCTCGCGCTGTTCGCGCAGCAGGGCATCATCGGCGAGCAGGCCGGCACCTCGCTCCGCGGCGTGCTGTCGTCGCTGACCTCGCCGTCGGCGCAGGCGCGCAAGGAGATCGAGCGGCTCGGCATCCAGCTGTACGACTCCGAGGGCAAGTTCCTCGGACTGCAGAACGCCGCCGGGCAGCTGAACCGGGTGTACGCCGAGATGGACGACGCGTCCCGCCAGGCCTCGCTGGGCATCGTGTTCGGCCGCGAGACCATCACCGCCGCCACCGCGCTCTACAGCGCCGGTGCGCAGGGGGTCGCGGACTGGACCGCGCAGGTCGACGACAGCGGCTACGCGGCCGAGACCGCGCGACTGCGCCTCGACAACCTGAAGGGTGACGTCGAGAAGCTCGGCGGCGCCTTCGACACGGCGCTGATCAAGGGCGGATCGTCCGCGAACGATGTGCTCCGTGACCTCGTCCAAGGCGTGACCTGGCTGGTCGACGGCGTAGGGCAGCTCCCTCAGCCAGTGACCGATGCGGGCATGGCCGTCGGCACCCTGGGCGGCGGCATCGTGCTCGCTGCTGGGGCCGCGCTCACGTTCGTGCCGAAGATCGCCGAGATGAACGACGCGCTCAAGACCTTGGACATCAACGGGAAGGCCGCAGCGCGGACCACGGTCGGCCTCGGCCTGGCGGCCGGCGGCATCGCCCTCGGCGCGACGATGGTCATCGACTACTTCTCGCAGATGGCCCAGTCGGCTTCCGCTTACGCGGAGACACTCGACGACACCACGGGCGCGATGACGAACTACTCGCGCGAGCTCATCTCGAAGAAGCTCGCCGAGTCCGGCGCCTACGACGCGGCGGCGAACGAAGGCATCAACCAGAAGAAGCTCCTCGACGCGGTCATGGCCGGCGGCGACGAGTACACGAAGCTGCTCGACAAGATCCGCGGCCGCAACAACATCGTGGACTTCTTCAACGGTTCCGGCATCGCCGCGGGCAACGCGACCGATGCCATCCGCGCCGCGCGCACCTCGGTGGAGCAGGGCACGGACCAGTACCGCGACATGCAGGCCGCGCAGACCGACCTCGAGGAGTCCTCCGAGGGCGCAGCCGAAGGCATCGAGCAGGTCGCGGCGTCGACCGAGCTGGCGACGACGAACCTCACGGAACTGTCGGACGCCATCCGCGGCTACGACGACGCCACTTCGAACGCGATCAAGACGACGGCCGACTTCTACCAGTCGATCGACGACGCGAAGGAAGCGTTCGGCGCGGAAGGGTTCGCCGCGACCCTCGACCTGACCACTCAGGCCGGGCGGGACAACTCCGCTGCGCTGCTCGAGATCGCCGACGCCGCGAACGAGCTCGCTGCGACCACGTACGAGACGTCGGGCTCGCAGGACGAGCTGATGGCCAAGGTCAACGAGGGCCGCCAGGCACTCTTCGACCAGGCCCGACAGTTCTTCGACACCGACGAGGCCGCGTGGGGATACGTCGACCAGCTGCTGCAGACCCCTGAACAGATCAGCACCCAGATCAACCTGAACGGCATCGCGGAGGCGACCGCTCGTCTCGACGAGTTCATGGCCAACTACGAGGGCCGGCTGATCAACATCAAGGTCAACGCCACGAACCCGAGCACCAGCTTCGGACTCGGCGACGGCGGCATAAACGCCGGGTCGGACGTGAACGAGAACGCTAACGGAGGGCTCTACTCCTACGCGAATGGCGGCTTCGCCACCGGGATCTACTCCGGCCGCAATGGCGCGATCCACAAGTTCGCCGAGCCGGAGACGCAGTGGGAGGCGTACATCTCGGGCCGACCTGGCCAGGAGAGCCGGAACGTCGGGATCTGGGCTGAGGCGGGCCGCCGTCTCGGCGCGATCCAGACCGCCCCGGACTACATGCGCAGCCCAGGTAGCAGCGCGGGCAGCTCCACGTCGGTGAACAACTCCTGGAACATCCAGGCGCCGGCCGGGCCGTCGGCGGAGGTCATCGGAAAGTCGCTTGCCGCGACGGTCGTGCGGAAGCAGCGGAGGTCGTTCGGATGAACTCAACGGTGGTCCGCGTCGGCGGGCTCGTGTTCGACGGCCGCGAGGACGGCGACAAGGGCTTCTTCATCGAACCCGACGGGCTCTCGGGTTGGTTCAACCGGCCGAACATGGTGCGAGCCTCAGCCAAGCGTCAGCAGGCTGCGGGCTCGCACCCGTTCCCCGGCTACTCCGATGAACGCCTCATCACCATCGAGGGCAAGTGCTACACCAGCTCTCCGGAAGAGCAGCAGTCGTACGCGGACAAGCTTGCCGGGCTCCTCGAAGAGGGTGAGTTCGGCCGGCTCACGGTCGAGCATCAGGGGCAGTCCCTCTGGGCGAACGTGGGGCTGGTGTCGCAGGAGTTCGACATTGACGTGTACGGCACTGACGCGTCGTATCAGGTGCAGCTCCTCGCCCCCGACCCGTACAAGTACGGCAAGGTGCGCCGCTTCCCCAAGGACGGCTCTGTCGGGCCGCTCCAGGAGGTCGAGGTCTACCACCGGGGCAACGCCCGCGCCTACCCCCGGTTCGTCGTCGCCGGCACCATCGACCAGGACTACGCGGTCTATGGCCCCGGGACAGGCAACAGCCGGAAGCGGTACAAGGTCAACGGCAAGGTCTCCCCGGGGAACTCGAACGTCATCGACCTGTCGGACGGGACCGTCATCCTGAACGGCGCAATCCGGCGCGGCGTGGTCGAGGACGCCACCACCTGGGGGGTCCCGGGCAAGACGAAGGTCTCGCACACTCTCGACTCGAACGGGGACCCGGCGACGCTCGTGGTGTTCGTCACCGACACCTTCATCTGATCGGAGACGCCATGCCGCTCGTGCACTGGATCGTCGACGTCATGACCGGTCAGAAAGACCTCCCCGTCTGGCCCATCAACCAGGGCCAGAACTGGGCACGGGTCTTCCGCGGCGACGGCGACGGATCGCACACCTTCGCCGTGCTGCTGTCGAAGTACTCGCGCGAGACCTGGCGAGATCTTCTGAAGGACGACTGGTCGCGGGTGCTCGTGATCGCGTGGGAGGACGCGAACGACCCGACCTACAACCGCGTGCTCTACGCGGGCGTCATCACGGGCGCCGACCCCAACGACGACGGCACCGTCACCGCGCACCACACCGAGATCACCACGTTCCTCGACGCACGCCTCACGTTCACGAACCTCGACGAGGGGCCGTTCGTAGTCGGGGGTCGCTCCTACCGCGGCCAGATCCTGCAAGCGCTCGTCCGATTCGTCGTCGGCCCGCGGCGCATGCTGCCGCTGTACTTCACCGAATACGACGAGGCGGGCTCCGCCCCCGACATCGTGGCCAACACCTACGACGTGATGACCATCCAGGAGATCATCGACAACGTCACGAAGGCCGCCGACGCACCCGACTGGGAGCTGCGCCCCCAGTGGTCGTACGAGTCGAGGCTTCAGTGGGGAGTGCGCGTCGGCAACCCCCGCCTCACTGGCCCGCTCCTCGAGTTCAACGTCACCGCGTTCCGGCCCGGGCAGATCCGGTTCGCAGCGCGCACAGACGGGGCGAAGCGGGCGACGAAGGTGTGGGCGGTCGGCAAGGGGTCTGAAGCGGACATGCGCATCGGCCGCGCCGACCTCGGCGGCACATCGCCCGCGCTCGAGCGGGTCCGGTCGTTCAAGGACGAGGCCGACATCAACAAGCTCAATTCCCTCGCTCTCGGCGAGGCGCGCGCCTTCGCCGGCAGCACCGTCCAGCCCACCCTCGTGGTCCCACTGAAGGCTGCGATGGCGCAGGGCTTCGAGTTCGGTTCCCAGGTGCGCCTCCTCTTCGAGGGCCACTGGTGGTGGGAAGACACACCCCAGCTGTTCGAGCTCATCGGCTACGGGATGTCCGGCAACCCGGAAGAACTCGAGCTGCAAGTACGGAGGCTGTGATGAGGTCAGACAACCTCGATGACGACCCCGTCGCTGATCTCGCCCGCCGGGTCAAGATCCTCGAGAAGGGCAACAACCTCGGTTACTCGTCCATCTCGGAAGGCTCTCTCAGGGTCGCTTCCGTCGAGGGGCTGATCGTCGAGGGCAGCGAACGCGTCACCGGGCTGCTGCTCGTCGACGGCACGCTGCAGGTCACCGGCACCGAGTCAGTTACCGGGACGCTCGTGGTCAGCGGCGGCCAGATCATCACGGGCACCTTCCGCATCGACGGCGAGACCACGATCAACGGACACACGGTCATCAACGGGACGACCGACATCGAGGGTCACACGACCTTCAACGGGCCCACCGACATCATCGGGGCGCTTGGCCTGTCGGGGAGCATGACCGTAAAGCCGGGCGGCGGCATCGACGTACAGAACGGCACCGTGAAGGTCGGGTCGATGAGGCTGGACCCGAACGTCTCGTCCGGCGCCATGGTGTTCTCGAACGGCGCCCAGGTCTTCACCAACGGCGACACGATTCAGGTCTACAAGGGCAACGGAGTCGTGCAGCTCTCCGACACCGAGGCCAAGCTCCAGCTCGGCGGCGCCGCGATCGTCATCGACGCCGAGGGCATCCACTTCTACGGTGCCGTGTTCGCCCACAACCTGCCCACGATCGAGGCCGACGCGAACGCCGTAGCGGATGACGACGGGCGTCTCGGCAAGACGGCGGGCTGATGGTCCAGCTGATCGATCCGTTCCCCGGTAACTACGACGCATCCGACCCATACGGCAACAGCTCGCCGCCCCGCACGCAACCACATACCGGGTCGGACTGGCCAATGCCGGAGGGGACGCCGATTCCGGCGATCTCAAGTGGCGTCGTTGTCTACGTCGGCTTCAACGCTGGCACCGGAAACTGCATCGTCGTGCGGATGAGCAACGGCCTCTACTGGGCTTTTCTTCACATGTCCGGGCCAGCGACCGTCTCTGTCGGCGACGTCGTCACCCGCGGACAGGTCGTCGGCCTCGTCGGGACCACCGGCACCGCATCGACTGGTCCGCACCTTCACGTCACGATGTCGGACGCCCCGACCGCGTATATCGGCGGCGGCAACACGTTCGACCCCTACGCCTACATCATGGCCAACCTCAACGGCGGCAACCTCCGCTGGGTGCCCACTGCGGCCGGCCCCCAACTTCACCGCGTCATCTGAACGGAGGACCCCCTTGCCCACCTTCACCGGCAACCTCAAGGCGCTCGGCATCGAGCCCCGGAACGGTCTCTACCCGGAGATCATCGTCACCATCGAACGCGCCGGGGTGTCGTCGGCCTCGAACATGCTCGCCGGGTCGCGGACGTTCATACCGGAGGCGAACGGCGACATCACCCTGGTCATCGGCAGCACAGTCACCCTCGTGCCGGAGGCCCGGGTCAAGCTCACCGGGGCCTGGCTCGGAGACGACAGCTTCTTCGATCTCCCGCCTTTCCACGTGCCTGACATCGACGGCACCCTCCGCGACCTCGCGATGAACGTGGTCGTCGGGAACGACGTGGTCTACACCTCACCCACCGCGCAAGACGCTTACGACTCCGATGGTCGCCGCGTCTACGCGGGCTTCCAGATGAACGAGACGACCGGCGACCTGTACAAGAGGGTGGACTGACCGATGGCGAGCTACAAGAAGATCGCGAACTTGAAGGGCCCCCAGGGCATCCAGGGAATCCAAGGCGCTCAGGGTCTGAAGGGCGACAAGGGCGACCGAGGCCCGTCTGGTCCGTCCGGCGCTGGCGGGCTCACGACCGACGCTGCCGTCGCCGCGAACATCGAGAGCGCCGCCACGCAGACCAACGCCAAGGCGAAGGCACTCGTCACTTCGATGGTGGACGGCGTCTACGGCGCGCTGGGCAGCACGAACAAATGGGCCGGTAAGCAGCTGTTCGGACTCGGTATCGCCACCCCGCGCCCCCGTCAGCCGTTCGCGAGCTCGCAGATCGTCAAAGCGTCTGATGCTGGCACTGCCGACCACGTCTCGCACCTGATCGAGACGCGGGTGTCGGGCGACTGGACGGCCGACACCGGCCCGAACGCACGCAAGGTGTGGGGCATGAACGCCTTCACCGTCACCGGCAACCAGTCCGGCGATGCGAACGGCGTAGACACCCTCTACGGTGGCCTCATCGAGGCTGACATCGCCGCTCCCGCCGGCACCGAGATCGTCCTCGCGATCGGGTTGCAGGTCGAGGCCTCCTTCTTCGGGGCTCAGGCGGGCGCACACGTGGGTCAGATGCGGTCGTTGAACGTTGCCGCACCAGTCCGGAAGGACGGGGCGACAGGCGGCACCACGGACATCGCGATCGGCCTGCGCGTCGAAGCGGTCGCCGCCGCGGCGGCGGGTGCCACGCAGGCGTTCAGCATGTGGGTCGACGGTGGCCTCAGCCGCATCTACGGGCGCACCGAGCACATCGCGAAGGCCGCCACCGACCAGCCCCTCACCATTGTCGGCGTGAGCGGACAGACGGCCCCCTTGTTCCTCATCAACGACGGCAACGGCAACCGTGTCATCCGCGTGAACGCCGCCGACGGCAGCATGACTGCCGTCGGGCCGCTGATCGCTCGTGAGAACGCAACGTCCCAGGTGAAGCTCGGCGCCTTCGGCCCTGCAGCGGAGCCGGCTGTCGCACTCGGCGACGGAACCCCCTCGGTCCTGTACAAGGACGCGACGGGCAAGCTCCGATCCGCGGCTGAGATCCGCTCCGATGCCGCGCTTTCCACTTCGGGGAAGGTGTACTCGGGCGGCCTGCTGAACGTCAGCGATGGCACGAAGCAGATCGTGTGGGGCAACGGCGCACCAGCCATCTCGGCCGGTGTCGGGTCGATCTACCTCCGCATGGACGGTGGCGCGAACACGACCCTTTACATCAAGGAGTCGGGCACAGGCTCGACAGGATGGGTGGCGAAGTGAACGGCATCATCTACCTGCTCAACCAGGCAGGCGAGGCGCTCGCTCAAGCGAACACCCTCATCGCCGAGCTGCAGGCGCGGATCACCGAACTCGAGTCAGCGCAGGAGTCGCCGGAAGATCGCTGACGAGGCGAGCCGGCGAGCCGACGTACTTCCCGTTCGGGGGGAGATCCTTCGTGACGACCGAGCCGGTGCCGACGACCGCGCCGGCACCGATCGTCACGCCCGGCAGGACGGTGACCCGCGCTCCGAGCCATGCGCCGTCACCGATGTGCACTGGTGCCGTGGTGTTCGTTCCAGCGCGCTGTGTCTCCGGGCCGATGTCGTGGCTGGCGGTGAGGATCATCACCTCTGGGCCTAGGAACACGCGATCGCCGATGGTCACGCCGCCCGAGTGGTTGATGACGGTCCGCCGGTTGATGTAGCCGCCGGTACCGATGGTGAGCGGTCCGCTGCCGAAGAAGTAGACGTCGTTCTCGATCCGGCTGCTGCCGATGCTGCGCCGTTCTCCGCGCAGCAGTCGGTACCGCTGGGAGGCTGGCACGGCCACCGATCCGGCGATCGAGTTCAGCCAGATGGCGCGTAGTGCGCCGGTCCATGGATTCCTCATCGTCTGCCCCCACCGAGTCGATGTCACTGACCGTATCGCAACGACACCCGACCCGCCATGAGGCGAGGTCACGAAGCCGGGAGGCGACCATGTCACTCAGAGACGGAACTAACCTCTCACGCTGGGAGGGCGGTCTCTTCGACCGCGACAACCCTGACTCCGTCAGCCTGCTGTTCCGGCTGCTCTGGCTATTCACCGCAGCCCGGGCAGAAGGCATCGGCATCGAGCTGAACGAGGCTGGCCGACCCCTCGGCGATCCCCGCGACCGCGCTGTGGGTCGCGCTGGCCGCCCGTCGTCCGAGACGGTCTCGGGGCTGTCGACGGTGTTCTATCAGAAGGGCCGTGAGGACGGCGGCTTCACTCCGTCCGCGGCCGACCCCTACGGCATCCCCTCGCGGCACATGCTCGGGCTCGCCGGCGACCTGTGGTGCAACAACTACGCGCGCCTCGACGCACTCGCGCGCTCGGTCGGCATGCGCCGCACCATCTCGTCCGAAATCTGGCACTACGAGATCGTCGGCGACCCCATCATCCCGGCGTCGGAGTTCGCTCGCTTCAGCGCGATCGTCAACTCGATCCTCGGCGGAGGCAGCACCACCGGCGGCAACGCCGTCGCATCACTCACCCCTGAACAGATCGACGAGAAGGAGATCGACATGACCACTGGACAGATCCTCGACGGGCAGCGCGACTGGGCTTCCTGGCTGAACACCGGCGTCAACGGGCGCCTCGACAACCAGGTGCTCCCGATGCTCCGCATCATCGCCTCGAGCATCGTCGGTGGTGACAAGAAGCTCGACGAGATCATAGAGGCAGGGAAGATCCCGTTCTACCAGATCGCGCCCAGCGGCCGCGGAGCCGCGATCGACGTCGTCGAGGGCTACGTCAAGACGTACGGCTCGTACGAGGAGTACGAGAACGACGTGCGCCTCGGGTACGTCTCCAGCAAGCCGCGGTTCGTGTCCGAGGCGGACTGGAACGCGAAGATCGACGAGGCCCGCCAGCGCCTCGCCACGATCACCGCCGACCCGAGTGTCCCCGGCGTCACCGGCAAGCACGCCTGACCGCCTTCTCGACCTGAAAGGGGGACCGTCGTGGTTCTGCGACGCATGAAAGCCCAGCAGTGGGCATGGCTTCATCTGAAGCTGGCGCTCGGATTCGGGTGGACGACAGCCATGCTGTTCGTCACGCCTACCACCCTGCGCGACGGGCTCGAGGTCAACGGAATTGCCTTCTGGACAATCGGCACCGCGCTCGGCGCGCTGGTGTCGATCGTCGGGATGGTCATGTCCATGGCGATCGCCATCAGGACGAAGCTGCTCGGACTCACCATCGAGTTCATCGGTCTTATCCTGTTCGCTGGCGGGCCGCTGCAGTACTTCGCGATCCAGGTGTCCCAGCTCGGTACCGACTTCCAAGACCGCTACGCGCTGTCGTGGTTCGCGTACTGCATGCTCGCCGCCGTGCTGGTGCGCCTCGTCGCCGTCGTCGTGCTGCTCCTGCAGAACGCGGCCGCACACGACGCGGAGAGCAGGGCATGACCGCGATCGAGACCGGGCAACTGATCGGCCAGTTCGTCACCCTGCTCGGCACCGTGGCGGCGATCCTCATCGCCGTGTTCAACAAGAAGGCCCGCACCCCAGCGGACGACCAGGCGCGACAGGCGTTCGCGTACCAGGTCATCAAGGAGCGCCTCGACGAGGCCAACGCGGACCGGAAGGTCCTGTCGGACACGGTCAACTTCCTCCGCGACCAGGCGCGTGCCCGTGACGAGCAGGACGCGAACGACTTCGAGCGCGAGCAGAAGCGTGAGGAGCTCACCCGCGACCTGAATAAGCGCATCAACGACCTCAACGGCCGCATCCACGCCTACGAGTCCCGCCTCGAGCGCCTGGCCGAGAAGGTCCGCAACGGCCACACCATCACCCTCGTCGACATCTACGGCGAACGCACCGCCCACGAAGCGACGGCACTCGTCGACGCCGACATCCGCGAATAGGAGAACTCATGAACACCGCTCTCACCGCCCTCTGGGCGTCCATCGTCCGCACCCTCGTCCCGATCATCGTCGGCGCAGTGATCTCGTTCGCGGTCTCGTCGGGCATCGCTCTCGACGAGCAGTTCGAGCCGCTCCTCGGGTCCGCGCTCACCCTCGCGTTCTCCGGGCTCTACTACATCGCCGTCCGGCTGCTCGAGACCTACGTCACCCCGAAGCTCGGATGGCTGCTCGGGCTCGCGAAGTCGCCTTCCTCCTACACGGAAGACTCGCCGTCGAAGCACGCCGCCTGAACTAGCATCGAACCGATCTGCACAGATCAGATAGCCCCCGGCTCGGCCCTCCTGGGTCGACTCGGGGGCTCTTTCGCCGTTCTGCTGTACAAATGGGGGATGACCTCCTCACAGCACGAAGCGCTCTAGTGCAGCCGTTTGGCTCCGACGGACCCGGATGGGCGGTCGTCGTCGGCATCTTCTACCTGGCGCTTCTCTGCTGGCTATGCGGCGCCACTGTGATCGAGTGGATTGCGGGCCGTCGACGGCCGGCGACGTCTCAGCCCGTCCCGCCGTCCGATCTAGAGGACGCCAGCGGCCTGTAGTGTCTCCTGCATTGCCGGCGCGACCTTGTCGGCGTACTGACTTGTGATGTGCACCAGGTCGATCTTCGTCGGGGTCTCTCCGATGAACGCCGGGCAGTAGGTCTCCAGGCAGAACATGGGCGTCGAGTTCACGAACACACCGTTCACGCCCGCGGCGACTTCGCTTTCCGCGCCAGCGATCGACGAGTAGTGGCTCGTGACATGCGAGATGCAGTCGGCGGGTGAGCTCACCCCGGTGTAGCAGGTGGCCACGTTCTTTTCCGAGGGCGGCGGCGACAGCAGCACCACGCGGCCGACGTTCGGCGCCATCTGCGACACCAGCGCGTTCATGCCTGTCTTCCACTCGTCGGTGGTGACGACGGCTTGAGTGTCGGCGCGGTTGCGGGGCTCGTACGTGTTCGTGATCAACACGAGGTCGGGGTGCTGCTCGTTGACGGCCGCGATCGCTTCGGCCTTTCTGGCTGGGCAGGCGTCGACGATCTCTTGCACCTTGTTCGCGATTGGGATGTCGACGAAGGCGCATCCGAAGACGGCCCGGACCTGGACGCGCCAGTCCGTTCCGGATTCGGCGAGGTTCTTGAACGTCTCTCCGTAGGCGAGCGCGGTGGAGTCGCCGAGGATGACCATGGTCTTCGTGGCGGTCTCGGGGCCCCAGGTGCACTCCTCGATCGGGAGGGAGGTGGTTCCGCCGCAGCGGGCGATGGCCTCGGGAACCTGGGGCGCTGCGATCGCCGCGTCGATGGTGGGGTTCAGGGTTGGCCAGGAGCTCTTCTCGAGTGCGGATCGCATCTCGTCTTGCAGTGTGGTCACCTGCGGGCCGAACGGGCTGGCGGTGGCGGTCGCGTCAGCTGCGCCGGTGGCTGCGGCGAGCACGGGGAGGTCCGGGCTGCTGGGCGCGGTGGGTGGGAACACGAGGCCGATGGTCACGAGCGAGAGGGACACGGCGGCAACGACGGAGAGCCCGCCCCACTTGTAGGTGGGACCGTAGGTCCGCCCCCAGGAGCTCCAGGCCGAGCGGCGAGCGCGCTTCCGCCCGCTCTTCCGTGGGGACGCACTCTTGAAGCTCTCGAGGACGGGCATCTTCTGGAACGGCATTTCGATGAGGTGATACGACGCAACGGACATGCCGATGGTCACGGCGATGGTGACGATGTAGAAGGGGATCGAGCCGGCACCGATGAGCAGGCCGGCGAACACGATGATCGGGAAGTGCCAGAGATACAGCGAGTAGGAGATGTTCCCGACGTAGACGCTGACGGGGTTCGTCAGCGGGAACAGGAACCGCTGCCGACCGCCGGTGCCGGCGACGATCACGAGGACGGTGGCGAGCACGGGGAGCGCTGCCCAGGGAGCGGGGAACGGCATGGTGTCGTTGATGATGAAGTACGAGGCCAGGATGCCGATTAGGCCGATCCACCCGAGGATGGGCCGTGCGACGTCGGGGATCTTCGACCACCACGGGGCTGCGATGGCGACGAGAGCGCCGAGGCCGAGCTCCCAGGCGCGGGTGAAGGTCGAGAAGTAGGCGACGGTGGGGTTACTGGTGGTCTCCCACATCGCGAACGCGAAGGTGGCGACGACGATGATGCCCATCACGATTCCGGTGACGGTGCGGCGGCGGGTGAAGCCGCTACGGAGGCCGGCGAGGGCGAGGACGCCGAGCATCAGCCACGGCCACACGAAGTAGAACTGCTCCTCCACGGACAGGGACCAGTAGTGCTGCAGGGGCGACACCGGGCCAGCTGCCTGGAAGTAGTCGGTGCCAGCGGCCGCGAAGTGCCAGTTGGCGGAGAAGAAGAACGCGAAGATGGCGTCCCCGAGCGTCTGCTGCGCGCGGGCGTCGTTGAACCATGCGTACCCTGCGGCGACGGTGGCGATGAGCACGAGGGTGGCTGCGGGAACGATGCGCTTGATGCGGCGCCGGTAGAAGTTCGTGAACGAGATGTGGTCGGTGCGCTCATGCTCGCGGACGAGCAGCCCTGTGATGAGGAATCCGGAGATCACGAAGAACACGTCGACGCCGACGAACCCGCCGGACGGCCAGAGGATGAGGTGGTCGAGGATGACCGCCACGACGGCGAGCATGCGGAGGCCCTGGATGTCTGGGCGGAGTCGCTTTCGCTCGGCCGAGTTCGTCTCGCGCGCGCTCGTCACTGTCCTCGTCGGCGCCGTCGGCTGCGTCGATGGATTGTAGATCGATGTCATGATGCCCCCAGATTTGCTAGGGGAATGCTATTCGACGTGTGGCGCGCGAATGTGTCGATAGCGTTACGCTCTCTGCAGGTGGGGGTCGCTCTCCTGAAACGGCAGCGTCCTTCACCCTCAGCGGGGGTGTCACCTGTGGTCGGCGGATACCCCCGCTTCGACCATTTGGGTCACCCCCATGCCCCCGCTGGCGTCACGCTCAGCTGCGGCTTCACGAGCGCGTGCAGGGCGTCGCGGTGGCAGGCGGCGGCCGCGTCTTCGAGCGTGTCGAAGTAGCCGGCACCGACAAGGGCTCGCGGCTCGGTGGTCACGTTCACGGCGCGAAACCGCCACACGGTTCGATCTCCGGCTCGAACGGGCAGATAGCGGATCTCGGCGTAAGGGTCCTTCGTCCCAGGCTGCGGAAACAGCCACGACGTCGGTAGCAGGGTGTCAGCAGGATGCCAGGCAGGCAACGGGGCTCCTCTCTAGGAGCGCGCCGGCCCGCGCGTCACCGATCGTAGACACGACCACCGACGACACGCCAAGTCAGACGGACGGGCGCAGCGCCTCGACGGCGTCCTCTGGCGTCGCGAAGGGCCCGAGCGATTGCAGACGAACGGTCTCGGTGGAGTCGTCCGCGTGACTGATCCGGTAGCCGTCGTGCTCGTGCTCGATCCGCCAAGGGGTCTCGATGAGCATTCCATCTACCTCACGGACCACCCAGTAGTGGTCGTCTTCGATTCCGCGAGCGATGTAGAGCATGGTTCGATCGTATGCGGCGTGTCGCGTCGGTGTCGGTGGTCGGAGCGACTATAAAACCATGACCATCGACGACTTCCGCATCCTGAAGTTCGAGAACGAGCTCGGACAGCTCCCGCGCTGGCGCAAAGAGTCAGCCATCCAACGCCACCTCAAGATGTCCGGGGTGCGATACCACCAGCGGCTCAGTCGCATCATTCGCGAGCCCGAGGCGCTCGAGCGGTTCCCGCAGCTCGTCTACCGGCTCAGAGCGATCGCCGCAGATCGGGCAGCCTCGGATGAGCGCCGGCTGATCGGCCGGGACGCATGAGGGGAACGGAAAAGGGAGCCTGATCTGCTAGATCGGCTCCCTTTTCGGATACAGTCGCACTGTACTTCCGTGCACCCCCTCGGACTTGAACCGAGAACCCACTGATTAAGAGTCATCCGGATGGTGTTGCCATTACGCCGTATGGAGATGTACGCTACACATACGGCATCACCGCGTGACATGGAGTGACACCGTAAAGGTGCCAGTAATGGTGCCACCAAGAAAGAAGGCCCCGGGTGATCAGACCCGGAGCCACATCCGCCCCTGAAAAGAGCAGGAACGAACAATGCAGGATACCAACCTCGACGGTAGAAGAACCCAGCACGTGGGCGTCTTGAGCGACGTCTGGGCAGCGCACGACAGAAGAGTTGCTGGGGACAATGGCGTCCCCGACTCCACTGAGGCGCCGGCATGAAGCGCGACACAGTGTCCGGGTACCGCGCCCGGAACAAAGCGATGGAAGACCACGTCTCACAGGCGGCCGCGGAGGTCGAGGCGGAGCGCGCTGCCGAGTTCAAGGCAGCCGTCGCCGACACCAACGCCCGAGAGGCCGCTCGCGTGCGCCTCACCCGCGAAGACATCCTCGGCGCCACCCACGTCCGGACCGAGTTCGCTTGGCGGCGTGTTGCCCGGGTGAACAAGACCACCGTGTCGGTGGAGACGGGCTACTCGTGGGTCGACCGCATCCCGTTCGACAAGATCTTCGACGCTCGCACCATCGAGCCGACTGCCTGAGGAGGCACACCATGAACGAGAACGACAAGCGCTGCAAGCACTGCGGTGCACGAATCGTCCTGACCAACTACGCACTCGGTCCATCGTGGGAGCACGTCGACGGCATCGAGATCCGCGGCTACCGTTTCTGCAAGTCGTCGGTGGCCGAGCCTGAGGCGGCGTCCTTGTGACCGCTTCTGCAGCGGTGACGCTGACCTTCAGCCGGGAAGAAGCGGAGGGGTTGGCTGAACTGCTGGAAGTCCAGTATTTCGACGCTGGCTTCCTGATCCTCGCCAAGGAGATCCGCGATGCCCTCGCAGCCATCGACGCGAAGGAGGCCCGCTCGTGACCGCTCTCACCCCTGAGGACCTGGCCCGCATCGAAGAGGTGGACGCGCAGACACGGGAAGCCGCAGCGCTCTACCTCTGGGACGAGGGAATCGTTCGCCCCGAAAGTCTGGCGCGGCAGGTGATCGACGCGCTCGTGATCGACGGGTGGCGACCCTCCGCTCCTGCCCTGGTGGCTGGGGTGCGGTCCCTCCAAGCGCGAATCACCGAACTCGAAGCGGAGAAGGCCGAAGCGTGGGATGAAGGCTGGGACAACGGCAACGACTACGCACTGTCTGATTCGTTCGACGATCGCGCCAGCCGCCAGAACAACCCCCACCGGGCAGGAGCTAACGATGGATGACCGCGACACTCTCGCCAACCTCATCGACCCGAACGCCCTCGAACTCGACGCCTACCCGTGGCCCAGGGACGCCGCAGACAGTGTGCTCGCATCCGACTGGTTGGCCGCGAGGGACGCACGAGTGAAAGCCGAAGCGCTCGAAGGAGCCGAGTTCAGCTTCACCGATGAGCAGTGGCGCGCGTACCAGGCGATCCCCGAACAGGGCTACTCGCATCGGGCGCACCTCGCGTGGCTCTTCAATACCTGGCTTCGCGCTCGCGCCGCCGAGTACCGCACCGGCGCAGACGAATTAGCAACATAAGCCCAGCGCTCATACACGCCGGATATAAGCACCACACTGATACGGAGACACCATGGCACGCGGCAAAGGCGAGGGAAGCCTCTTCAAGGACGCCAACGGCTACTGGACCGTCGTCGTCGAGCTACCGTCCCACACCGGCGAACGACGCCGCAAGAAGGTGCGCCGCAAATCCAAGGCCGAAGCCCTCAAGATCCTCCGCGAGCTCCTCGCCGAACGCGACCGCACCGGCGACATGCCGACCCGCGTCATGACGGTCGAGCAGTGGATCGACGAGTGGTTCACCACCATCGCGGCGAAGAAGAACCGACCCAAGACCCTCAGCACCTACCGCGGTCTCATCGACCGCGAGATCCTGCCCACGATCGGCGCGAAGAAGCTCGACAAGCTCTCCCCCACCGATGTGCGCCGCATGCTGCACTCCATCACCGAGAAAGGGCTGTCGTCGACGACCGCCGCGCAGGTGCACCGCATCCTGTCTGTCGCGCTGAAATACGCCATGCAGAACGGGAAAGTCCCCCGCAACGTCGCCGCCGCCGTGGACGCCCCTCGACCAGCCAAGCCCGCGCTCGAGGCGCTCTCGGTCGAGCAGGGCATCCGCGTGCTGCAGACCGCCGCATCCGACCCCCTCGGGTCACTGTGGGCTGCAGTGCTCCTCACCGGCGCGCGACAAGGTGAACTCCTCGGTCTGCAACGCGACCGCGTCGGAGAAGTCATCGACCTCTCCTGGCAGATGCAACGCCTCACCTGGGAGCACGGGTGCGGCGGCAGCTGCAACCGGAAGCGCGGCGCCGACTGCTACAAGCGCACCGTCACCGCCGCGCCCGACTGGGTGCACAAGCCCCTCCACGGCGGCATGTGGCTCACCCGCCCCAAGTCCGAGAAGGGCACCCGCATCGTCCCTCTCGTCGAACCGCTGAAGTCGATCATCGAACGGCACATCGAAGCGACCGCCGACGCCTACAACCCCTACAACCTCGTCTGGTTCGCACCCAACGGTGCACCCATCGACCACTCCGTGCAGTCGAAGCTGTGGCATCAGCTGCTCGAGCGCGCCGGCGTCCCCGACGTACGCCTCCACGACGGCCGCCACACCGCCGTCGACCTGCTCTACGAAGCCGGCGTCCCAGAAGACCTCATCCGCGACATCGTCGGACACTCCACCCGGGAGATGACCCGCGCCTACAAGTCCCGCGGCAACACGAAGCGACTTACCGAGGCGATGCTCAAGCTGTCCGCGCTCATCTCCGCGCCAGACCGTGAGCGTTCAGGAACGTCCGCATCAATCGCGTCGTGACCCCAAGCTCGAGCGCGAGCCGGTGACAATCGGGCGTCCACTTCATCAGCTCGACGCACTCGTCCAGGTCGATCAGGTTGTCCGCTGCAACCCGGTCGGCCTGAATCTCGTACTTCGGGCGATCATCCGGGTGGCCCAGCAGCGCGTGGGCGAGACCGTGAGCGGCGGCGGCGCGGCGATTGACGCCTCGCATCGTTGACCGGATCACCAGCGTGTGATGCTCAGGCAGCCACTTCTCGTTCTCCGTGCGGATCGGCTTGAAGAGGATCTGGATGCCGAGTTCCTCGGCGTGCTGGAACGGGTCGTAGCCACGACCGACCTCAGGGTAGGTCTGGCTCGTCGGAATCCAACTCTGCATCCCGGGTAGCTGCTCCCTTGACATCCTCAAGCTCCTCGACGGTCATCGCGGCAGCCTCCGCCTGCTTCCGGCGTCGCTCCGCTAGTTCGTCATTTGTAGCCGGAGCCACCGACACTGCAGCGCGCATCGCCTCACGGTCGGCCCAGATCGCATCCAGGCCGCCGGCGCGCTCGACGGCGCGCTCGACGAGCTTGTGCGGGGTCGTGCTGAGCGCGTGCGCGAGCTCGCTGATCTGCGTGACGTTGATGTCGCGCACCGTCTCGGGGTTCTTCGAGATGATCCTGTTCACCTGACCCACAGTGATGCCCGAACCCTCGGACACCTGCTTCGCACTGAGGCCCTGCGCGGCCATCTCGGCGCGCACTTCAGCGCCCATGCTCCAGTTGATCAACGACAGCTTCGACTCCATACGAATCACCATATCGGCCAGGCGGAGAATTCGTGACACCAAATGGCACAAGAAGTGCTTGCATGACTCCATATGGTGTGCAAGGCTTACCGTATGGAGAACACAGCAGCACCCGCAGCCGCCGCGAGAAGAGTCGCCGCGATCGTCGACACCGAAGGAGTGTCGATTGAAAGGGTCTCTCAGGCCACCGACATCCCGGTGCCCGTCCTGCATGACCGCCTGCACGGAGTAGGCGAGTTCACGCTCGACGAGCTCACCGATGTCGGTGGCCTTTTTCGCGTCTCCCCAGCCCAATTCATGGAGGACGCATGAGCGCCGAAACCACCCCCGAGTTCCTGACCTACCAGGAGGTCGCCGCCAAGACGCGGATCTCCGTGTCGGCGGTCAGACAGGCAGTCGCCCGAGGCGACATGACCCCGTCGTACTTCGGACGGAAGCCCCTGATCCGGGTGGCGGAGTACGACCGGTGGGCCGACTCGCTGCCGGCCGAGAAGCAGACCGCCTGAGCAGGAGGCCAACCCTGGCCCCCTCCTCCCCCAGAGACGAAAGAAGCCCCGGCGGCAACCGGGGCTCCAACAACGAAAGGACCACAGATCCAATGTCTACCCGCAACGGTACCGCAAGAGCCGAGGAGCCGAGAGTGCACGCCCACAGAGGCGACCCCGACGCATCCATCGCCGCCGCCGAGTACCAGGCCCGCAACAGCAGCCGCAACCAGCGCGTGAAGGACGCCATCCTCGGCCTCCTCGCCGAAGAGCCCCGCACGTCGTTCGAGCTGCAGGATGCCTACTTCTCCTGGCGCATGGTCAACGACTGGCCCGACGTGCAGGTCTACTCCATCAACCGCCGCCTCTCCGACCTCCACAACGCCGGACTCGTCCGCGCAGTCGTCGACGGTGAGGGCACCCAGCTGCGGCGCCCGTCCCCGGCCGGCGCGACCGCCACCGTGTGGGAGCGAGTGCCCGAGCAGCAGGACGCGAGGGCCGCCGCGTGAACACCCGCAGCACCTACGTGAAGCCCGAGGGCGTCACCATCATGGGCGCCATCCTCCTCGCTGTCGCGTTCGCTCTCCCCATCTGGGGCGCGGTCGCCATCACCGTCTGGCTGGTGACCCGGTGAGGGACGTGTGCGCCGAGTGCGACCGCCTCCGCGCCCCCATCTACCTCGACATCCACACCATGGTGCGCGTCTGCGCTCACCACATCCCCCAGGAGGTCTGCTCATGACGATCGCACCCCCGCTCGGCGACTACCTGCTCGCCACCCTCAACCGGCTCGACCTCGAAGACCCCGACCGGCCGTGGAAGGTGCTGCAGGTCACCCGTGACCGCGACGGCCTCGAAACCGACACGATGGTCGACTCCTTCGACGACGAGGACGCCGCGCTCTGCGAGGCCGAGATCCGCAACGACAGCGACGCCTACACGTCCCTGCTCGGCGCGGGCGACTCGGTGTGGTTCGTCGTCGTGCACCAGCCGGAGGTCGTCTGATGGGCACGAACTACTACGCCCACTGGCGCATCAGCCCCGCCGACTCTGACTCGCCTTGGGGCATCGTGCAGCAGCCGCTCGAGCTGACGCTGCACATCTGCAAGTCGCTGCGGAGCTTCCAGGGCGCGGTCTTCAATTCCTGGGACGCCTGGAAGAACTTCCTGACCAGCAACCAGCACGCCGTCACCATCCGCGATGAGTACGGACTCGACATCGACCTCGACACGTTCGTGACCGAAGTCGAAGCCACCGAGCCGACCGACCGACGCCGCCAGCACCAGTGGCTGCTCGATCACGGTCACTTGCTCGACGGCGACTGGCTCGACCGAGACGGCTTCAGCTTCCACCGCGGGGAGTTCTCGTGATGCTCGACCGTCTCTTCGTCGCCCTGGCCGTCACCTTCGGCCTGCTCGCCCTCGCCCTCACCGCCGCGCCCATCGGCGGACTCAACGTCACCTGCGCGCTCATCGCCGCAGCCTCCCTCGGTGCCCTCTACGCGCATCACCGTCTCGGAAGGAGACACCCATGACCACCACGACCACCAGAGACGGCGTCGTTTACGGGATGGCCGATGCGATCTACCACTCGGCCGACATGGAGCTCAGCTCCACCCGCGCCAAGGCGATCCTCAAGTCGCCGGCCACGCTGCAGTACGAACTCACCCACCCGAAGAAGCCCAAGGCCGAATTCGACGTCGGTCACGCCGCCCACGCCAAGGTCCTCGGCGTCGGAGCCGACATCGTCGTCATCCCCGAGGACAAGCTGTCCGCGACCGGGTCGACGAACACGAACGCGGCGAAGGCGTTCATCGAAGACGCCCGATCCAAGGGCCTCGTCCCGATCAAGAAGCAGACCGCCGCCGAAGTCGACGCGATGGCGGAGGCGGTCCTCGCCAACGCCGAGGCCCGCGAGCTGCTCGAGCAGCTCGGCAACCCGGAAGCATCCGTGTTCGCCACCGACCCCGACACCGGGGTCCGCCTCCGCGCCCGCTTCGACTACCTCCCGCACGAGACCGTCAAGGACCCCTGGTGCATCGACCTGAAGACCATCGGGACGGCCGCCGACGACGAGTCCTTCTCGAAGCAGGTCGCGAAGCTCGGCTACGACGTGCAGCAGGAGCACTACCTCCACACGTACGGGCTCGCCACCGGCGACTTCTCCGCCCGCATGAAGTTCATCGTCGTCGAATCCGACCCGCCCCACCTCGTCAAGGTCCACGAGCTCTCCAACGAGTTCGGCGAGATCGGCGCCGCCAGAGCCAGAAAGGCGCGGCACCTCTTCGCCGAAGCCCTTGCCACCGGTGTGTGGCGCGGCTACGAGCCGTCCCCAATCCCTCTCCAACCGCCGCTCTGGCACATCTACGCGAACCAGGAGCTCCTGCAGTCATGACCATCACCACACGCAAACCCACCGGCAAGCCGTCCTGGCCGCTCATCCTCGCCGCCGGCGGAGAAGGGTCCGGCAAGTCGTTCCTCGCCGCCCTCGCCTCCGCCAGCGACCTCGTCGACCGCACCCTCTGGTTCGGGTACGGCGAGCAGGACCCCGACGAGTACGGGGCCATCCCCGGCGCCAACTTCGACATCGTCGAACACGACGGCACCATCCCCACCCTGAAGAAGCTCATCCGCGAAGTCGCCGCCGAACCGAAGGCTGCCAAGCCAACCCTCCTCATCGTCGACTCCGGCACCAAGGTGTGGGACGCCATCAGCGAGAACGCCCAGAACGACGCCAACCGTCGAGCGAAGCGCGAAGACGCCACCATCACCGTCGACATCTGGAACAAGCACAAGGCCCACTGGCGCGCCATCATCGACGCCCTCAGAGCCCACGACGGCCCCGCGATCATCACCGCCCGCTACGAGGAAGTCGCCGAGATCGTCAAGGGCAAGCCCACCGGCGACAAGCTCTGGAAGGTCAAGGCCGAGAAGGGCCTCCCGTACGACGTCGACGCCGTCATCCACATGACCGAACGAGGCCGGTACACCGTCTCCAAGGTGCGCTCCGTCCGACTGCAGCTGCAGGAGCCGCGCGACTGGCCCGGCTTCACCATCGACGCCTTCTGGAGGGCCCTCGGCCTCCACGAGCTCGAGACCGGCCGATCCGCCTACGCCACCCCCGTGCAGGACGAAGAGCCCGTCGACGAGTCCGGCCGTGACTGGCTCAACGAGCTCCGCCTCGCTGGCCGAGACAAGGACGCCGTCGCCGCACTCGGTGCAGCAGCACGCGAGGCCGGCGCATCCGCCGAGATCCTCACCGTCATCCGCGGCGTCTTCCGCGAGCTCAACACCGAGGCGGTGCAGTCGTGAGCGTCGGCGACATCCACACCTTCCGCCTCAACTACCCGCGCCCCCCGAAGGGACTCCACGCCAACGACCGCGTCCACTGGCGCCGAAAAGCGAAGTCCACCGAGGAGATCCGGCACGAAGTCATGCTCCGCGTCCGCTCACTCCGACTCGGCGAACTCCCCGCCTGCACCGTGCAGGTCGTGTGGGTCGTCGGTGACCGCCGGAAGCGCGACGCGGACAACATCTTCCCGCTCTGCAAGGCCATCTACGACGGCATCGGCTCCGACCGCGGCACCAGCGCCCGCCTCGTCGCCGACGACGACCCGCAGCACATGCGGAAAGACGCCCCGGCCATCCGGTACGTCGCAGACAGCCAAGCGCACTTCGTCGTCATCATCACCGAGCTCGAGGAGGTCGACGCATGAGCGCCATGTTCGAGCTCGACATCGAACCGGCGAAGGCTGCGGCAGAAGCAGTGCTCGTCTACAAGTCCGACCTCGCGACGGTGTGGCAGGGCGACGCCCGGGATGTCCTGAGCGATGTCGCGAAAGAGTCCGTCGACCTCATCCTCACCGACCCGCCCTACGGGGTCGAGTGGCGGTCGAACCAGCGCACCAACAGGTTCGACCAGCTGATCGGTGACGGCGCCTCCGACGACGAGCGAACCGTCGTCCGAGACGTGCTGACCCACTGCGTCCGCATCGTCGGGCAGAACCGTCACCTTTACGTGTTCGGCCCTACCGATGTCCTCGAAGGCCAGAAGGTCTCCGAGATCGTCGAGATGGTCTGGGACAAGGGAGTCGTCGGTTCCGGAGACGTCACCGCACCGTGGGGCCCGCAGTTCGAACGCATCAGCTTCTGCACCTCGAAGTTTCGCCACGCAGGGCAGACCGGCGGGACCGGCGTACCGACGCGCATGCGCAAGGGCACCGTGCTGCGCTTCACCCGCCCCACGGGCCGGAAAGTTCGCCACCCCAGCGAGAAGCCCGTCCCTCTTCTCGCCGAGCTCATCGAAAGCTCGACCCGAAGAGGAGATCTCGTCGTCGACCCGTTCGCCGGCGTGGGCTCGACGGGAGTCGCTGCGATCCTCGCCGGCCGGCGCGCGCTCCTGGTCGAGAAGGACCCGCAGTGGATGCCCGTGCTCATCGAGCGCGTGAAGCGTGCGGAAGACCTCGCCCGACAGGCGGCCGCAGCATGAAGATCTACATCGCTGGCCCCATGACGGACTTGCCGGAGTTCAACTACCCCGCGTTCCGTGCCGCAGCCGAGCGGCTGCACCAGCTCGGGCATGACGTTGAAGACCCGTCGACCAATGTCAACCCGACCCCGGGCGACTACCACGGCTGGCTCCGTGCCGGCCTCGCGCAGCTCATCCGCTGCGACGCCATCGCCCTGCTGCCCGGGTGGGAAGCATCCGGAGGCGCGCGCCTCGAGGTGAACGTCGGCGCGACCCTCGGCCTGCAGGTACGACCGCTCGAAGGGTGGCTGTCATGAGCCCCCGCTCGACGGGCCCGACGCAGGCGACCCGCAACGGCGTCCTCACCCGGGACCGGCACGTCTGCCAGCGCTGCGGTCGCCACCTCGACGCGGTCGACTACTCGCTGCAGCACCGTCGCCCCCGGGGCCGTGGAGGGTCGTCGCTGCCCTACATCAACCAGGCCACCAACCTCGTCGCCATGTGCGGGTCCGCGACCACGGGCTGCCATGGGTTGATCACCGCCAACGAGACGACCGCGCGCCTGTTCGGGTGGGCCGTGTCCCTGAACGCGACCGCCTACTACCCGGAGTCGGTGCCCATCCTCGGCCGCGACGAGAACGGCCGCGCGGTCTGGTTCATCCTCGAGGGCTTCGACCGCATCCCGATCAGCGAGGCGGTGGCGTTGCGGCTGCTCGTGTCGCTCGGAATCAGAGAGGAGGCCACCTGATGCCCAGAGACACCCGCCTCTACATGACGTTCCCGATCGACTTCTGGCAGCACCCGAAGATCACGATCCTGTCCGACGCCGCGTTCCGTACGTTCGTGGAGATGAACGGCTATTCACGCATGCAGGACCTCGACGGACGCATCCCGGCACCGACGGCGAAGCGCATGTGGAAGCCGAAGGCTCTCGCCGAGCTGATGAAGAACCACCCCGAACGCCCGTCGCTGACGATCGAGGGCGACGAGTACGTGATCTGGAACTACGCCGAGCACCAGCTCACCCGCGCCGACCGTGAAGCCCTCACCGAGAAGAACCGAGCGAACGGCATGAAGGGCGGCCGACCGAGGAAGAACCCACCCGAAACCCAGTCGGTTACGGATCGGAACCCAACAGGAACCGACTCAAAAGCAGAGTCAGAGTCAAGGTCAGAGTCAGGGTCAGAGATGACTAAAGACACACACATTCGTCTAGTCCTAGAGACTCCGGCCGAGGCGTCGACTGACGGTGGAAAGCCTGTGGATAACTCCGCACACTGGGCCAGCTTCGGGATCACCGACATCGGCCAGGTGCAGCGGGCGATCGTCACCGCGATCGGGCACCCGATCAGCGAGCAGGAGACCGGCCGCATCGTCGGCTGGATCATGGCGAAAGCCGAGACGTCGGGCACGAAGCCGCGCAGCATGCAGGCGTACGTGCTCGGGTCGGTGCGGAAGTCGTGGGCCGAAGTGCAGCAGTACTGGCACGAGGAGATCGCATCATGACCGTCCAGATCCCGATCACGCTGACCCCGGTCCAGTACCGGCAGCTGCTAGCCATCGCTGAGAAGCGTGGCGTGCAGGCGCACGTCCTCGTCGAGCAGCTCGTCGCCCACGCGCTCGACCCGGCGTCGAAGGCGGTCGCAGCACCCACCCCGCGCCGATCCCGGAACCGGCCCCGCGGTGCAACCCAGGGCGGGCAGCGGGGCCGACCCAAGATCCCTGTCAGCGACCTCGAGCTCGCGCAGATTCGCGACTGGAACCAGCGCGGCCGCGGAGACCCGTGGATCGCCGAACAGCTCGGTTGGTCCGAGTACCGGGCCCGCCACTACCGCAAGAACGTGCTGGGACTGCCATCCGTGCAGGAACAGCTCAGACCCTCCAAGAACACCAACCAGGAAGAGAGAACAGCAGCATGACCGAGCAAGACCCTTACCTCAACGAAATCTTCGAGAGCCGCGACCCTCGCGACGGCGGCAAGCGAATCCGGGTCATCGAGAAGGCCCCCGCCACCCGCTTCTACGACGCCGGCTACCGATACCGCCGAGTCGACGAGTTCGGCCAGTTCGCCGGCCGCGCCAACCGGGTGCACATCACCGCCGCGACGCTCGACAAGAGCTACCGGAAGGTGAGCCGCTGATGTCGAAGCTCGCAATCTCTGTCGAGGGCTACATCGCCAACGAACTCTCCATCCGCGACGTCACCGGCCACCGCGTCGTCGACATCTCCGTCCCCCACACGCCCCGCAAGCAGGTCAACGGGAACTGGGAAGACGCCGGCCCCACCGAATGGCTCCGCGCCACGTTCTGGGACGAGCACGCGGACGCCGTACTCATGGCCGCGCAGAAGGGCTCACTCGTGACCCTCACCGGCGGGCTCAAGGCGGGCACCTACCAGCGCAACAACGGCGACGTCGGAGTCTCGCTCGAGGTCACCTTCCCCGTCCTCGCCGTCGTCGTGAAGCGCCCCGCACGCGGACAGCAAGCCCAAGCCCCGGCCGAGCAGCAGTGGGCCACCCAGGCACCGGCCTCAACCGACACATGGAACCAGGGAGGTGGGAACTATGGAGACGACACCCCGTTCTGAACCGAACACCAAGAGCCTGATCGTGAACCTCAACGAGCTGCACGCGGTCGAAGAGTGGGTCTGCCACACCGCCGACTCGTGGACGTTCGTGGTCCGCAACCGCTGGGGCACCATCTCGCTCATCGCTTCAGACGAAGACGGCGGGCTGTTCTTCACGCGAGTGGCAACCGATGATCCCGACGACGTGCAGAACGGCTACGTGGACGGCGTGCCCGGTGTGGAGACGGGCTGGCCGCTGGAACTGCTGTGGCCGAGGGGCACGCGGGCGGAGGACTGGAGCAGCTACGAGCGCGTAGGAGCACCGTTCACGAGCGCCGGTGATGCCTCGTGATCTCGAACATCGCCACCGACCCCGACTGCCTCGCCGGGAAGCACGGCAACTGCGACGGCACCGGCTGGGACATCACCCGAGACCGCCCCGCACCGTGCCCGTGCGAGTGCCACGAAAGGAGCCGCGCATGACCTTCCGAGGCACATTCAACGGCGGCATCCACGCCCACGCCACCTACGAGCACGAGACCGTCGGACGCTGCTGCGCGAAGTGCAAGACGCCCTACAACTGCGGGTCCACCACCTGCACCTGCCACCAGAAGGAGGCCACCAGATGACCGAACCCGACGACCTCCTCGCCGCGGTCCACGCCCTCACCCGACCCCACGTCGAGCACTTCACCCAGAAGACCGACGAAGGCGAGCTGGTGAAGATCCACTCGATCGAACAACCGTGCCTGCTCGAGCAGCTGTACGCCGCGGTGAACCCGTCGAACAACAAGTCCGCCGGGTCCGCGTCGCTCCCGTCGACACGGAATCTGATCGACGGTGACGCCCTGTTCGAGTTCGCCAAGATGGCGGCCGCGGTGAAGGACTGGTGCCGCATGGTCGGGGTGACGCCGACACGCAACACGACGAAGGACCTCGACGCCTGGTACGTCGCCTTCAACGCGATGCCGACCCAGCCCGAGGGCCACGCCGACTGGTACCGCACCGAAATGCGACGGTGGGCGTCCCTGATCCGCAACATCATGGAACCCCCGAAGCGATTCGAGATCACCACACCCTGCCCCGTGTGCGGCTCCGAGACCTGGACCAACCCCGACGGTGAGCAAATCCGCCACCCGATCCTCGTCGAGTACAGGGTCACACCCGAGGGCAACCCCGCGCGGCCCCGGGCGAGATGCCGCGCCACCGACTGCGAAGCCGTGTGGGACAACCTCGAAGCCATCGAGGAACTCGGCGCCGAACTCGCCGATAAACACGCCGGAGCGAATGTGTAGAAACTTACCGGTCGAATCCGTTACTATGAAGTGCCTCGGACAGGTATGTCCACCGGCACCAACTTCACGACAGGCCTCCACTTCGGTGGGGGCCTTCGTCGTTTCAGCTTCGCGATCCCACCCACACACACGACACAGCGCCGCCCCACGAGGCCGGCCGAATCCGGACACCGGGTGTGAGACCGCGAACCAACCCGGCCACTGGGCAAGTGGTGAAGGTCCGGTGTAGCTCAGTCGGTAGAGCGGTTAGCACGCGCGGGTTCGAGTCCCGCCACCGGAACTGGCCTTCGTCCAAGAACCTCTAGCGAGGTAGGACGCGCTCACTGATGCGGACTGCAGCCGCGGGTGAACCGAGATCCGGGCACCCGGTAGCTCCGGAAGATCCCGGAGGCCTCCCCACTCAGCCGTGTACCTCACCCAGCCCGCCTCACCCGCGGCACGGTGACCGGAACGGCGACCACGTCGAAGGAGACACCATGACGATGGCGATGCAGGCCGACCGCTACGCATGCCCGTCATGCGGAAATTTGGCCATGGTTCCATTTCTCGCGCGTCAGCACTGCGAGCCGACCGGGTACGACGGGTACGGTGCACCCATCTACCGATGGTCCGAACCCACCGGACAGGGATGAGCGACAAGGTGTGCACCCACTGTGGCGGCGAGTACCAGTCGCCACTCGCCGCAGTTGAGTGCTGATCGCCCATGTGGGACCGAGGACAGGACTAGGCAACCGTGAAGGTCTGCACCGAACCCGGATGCCCCACCCTCACCCGAGGCGGCTACTGCCTAATGCACGAGCGAAATCGTGACAAACGGCGAGGCAGCAGGCAAGCACGAGGCTACGACCAAAACCACGTTCGGCTCCGCGCCCAATGGGAACCCATGGTTCAAGCAGGCGGTGTCCAGTGCTGGCGCTGCGGCACGTACATTCAACCCGGCACCCAATGGGACCTAGGTCACGACGACACCAACCGCACGATCACCCGCGGCCCCGAACACGCACGCACATGCAACCGGGCAGCAGCAGGCCGGAAAGCGCACCCCGGGTCGTGAACTTTGCTCAATAGGGGATGGGGGGACCCCCTCCAAAGGTTCTCCTTCCGGACCGCCGGGGATGGGAACTTTCCTGTGTACGGGTTTGGGGGTCTTTTCTGGGGCACCGCAAGGGTGTCTCGCTCATGCCGGCGCAAGGCCGGTTCTCGATAGAGGCGCAACGTCTCTGGAGGTCATCATGCCCGGTCCTGCACCGAAAGATCCGTCTTCCCGTCGTCGTCGTAACTCGACTGTGGGCAAGACGTTGCTGCCCGCTGAGGGGCGCACTGACGCCGCCCCTGCCTGGCCGTTCTCGAAGGCGGATGAGCCGGAGACTTGGGTGCCGCTGTGGGCTACACCTCAGTCGGTGGCGTGGGAGCGTCTGGGGTGGACCCGGACGGTGGCCCGGTACGCGCTGCTGCTGTCCGAGGTGGAGGTACCCGACGCGAAGGCCACCCTGCTGGGGGAGGTTCGGCAGCTCGAGGATCGGCTGGGCCTGAACCCGAAGGCGATGCGTGCCCTGCTGTGGGAGGTCGTCGCCGATGAGGTGGGCGAAAAGCGTGAGGACCGGCCGGCGAAGGCTGAGTCGAAGCGCGCGCAGCTGAAAATCGTCGGCTGATGCCGTGGCGTTCTCCCGAGTACGAAGGCGAGTTCCCGTCCCTTGGTTGGGCGGTCGGTGAGTGGATCGAAGAGCACTGCGTCATTCCGGACCGTGAGTTCGCGGGTGACCCGTTCGTGCTCACGGATGAGATGTGGCGTTTCCTCGTTCACCACTACCGTCTTCGGCTAGATGCGAACCCGGACTCGTGGGAGACGGCGTGGTTCTACACGCGATCGATGCTGGTGCGGCCGCAGAAGTGGGGCAAGTCCCCGTTCGTCGCCGCGATGATCTGCGCTGAGGCTGTCGGGCCTGTGCTGTTCGCGGGCTGGGACGAGGAAGGTGAACCCGTGGGGCGGCCGTGGCCGACTGCGATCATCCAGGTGACCGCTTCGACCGAGGACCAGACCGACAACGTCTATAAGGCGCTGCGTCCGATGATCGAGCTCGGCCCGCTGGCGAACATCATCCCTGACACGGGTGAGACGCGCATCAACCTGCCTGGTGGTGGGTGGATCGAGCCGGTGACGTCGAAGGCCCTGTCTCGACTGGGTGCGCGCATCACGTTCGCCCCTCAGGACGAGCCCGGGACGTGGCCGGCGGGAAGTCAGCTCGAAAAGATGGCCGACACCCAGTACCGCGGTCTCTCGGGCACGGGCGGGCGGGCGGCGCTCATCACGAACGGGTGGGATCTCGCGGAGAACTCGGTCGCTCAGCAGCTCGCAGAGGCGAACGAACCCGACGTATTCGTCGATCACATGCAGGCGCCGGCGTCGCTGTCGTACACGAACAAGGCGGACCGGCAACGCATCCATCGCATCGTGTACGGCGACTCGGCGTTGAAGCTGGACCGGGCGGGCAACCGCGTGTCCGGGTGGGTGAACCTCGACCGCATCGAAGCGGACGCGGCGAAGCTCGTGAAGCGCGATCCGAACCAGGCCGGCCGATTCTTCGGCAACATCCCCTCGATGGGGTCCGGTGCATGGTTGCAGGAAGGGCAGTGGGAAGAGAAGCTGCTCATCCGTGAGCGGCCGAAGTCGGAACCGGTGTGTGCCGGGTTCGATGGCTCGGACGTGGACGACTGGACGGGCATCCGCCTCGAGACTTTCGATCTGCACCAATTCACGCCGCTCTACCACAACGACACCCGGCGGACGATCTGGAATCCGGCCCGCTGGCCCGGTCACCGCACGCCGCGCGCTGAGGTCATGGCCGCGTGGGATCACATCTTTGCAAGCTACGACGTGGTTCGCGCCTACCTCGACCCGCCCCTGTACGCGTCAGAGATCGCGCACCTGCAGGGGAAATACGGCGACAAGGTCGTCATCGAGTGGCCGACCTACCGGGTGAAGCCGATGCACGCCGCGCTCGAGCGGCTGAAGACGGACATCATCAACCCGGACTCGGGGTTCACTCACGACGACTGCGCGTTCACCGCCCTGCACGTCAGGAACGCGGTCGAGCGGGCCCGGTCGGGGAACACCTACATCCTCGGCAAGGCATCGGATCAGCAGAAAATCGACCTCACCATGTCGTCGGTCCTCGCTCATGAGGCTGTGTCGGATGCGATCGCCGCCGGTGATCTCGGAAAGCGGAAGCAACCCAAGGTGTCGACCGCCATGTACGGATTCAACTAGCCCCCAGGAGGCACTGTGGACGTCAACGTCGCACGCGAACGCCTCGCCATCGGGCAGCACGAGATCACGACCAGTCTGCCAGCGAAGCAGAAGCGTGAGCGGTACTTTCGTGGTGACCACGACAAGCCGTTCGCGCCCGACGGGGTGAACACCGAGTACGAGGACCTGCAGGAGCAGTCGATCGCGAACTGGATCGCCATCGCGATCGGCGCCCCGGTGCAGCGTCTCCGCGGGGACTCGTTCCGCACGAACCTCGACAAGCAGCACCCGGAGCTCGACAAGCAGTTGTGGCGCGGGGTGTGGCAGGCGAACCGCCTCGACGACCTGCAGGCCCTCCCGTACCGGGAGATGATGCAGCACGGCCGCGGCATCATGTCGGTGTGGCCGAACAAGCGGAACCGGCTGCGGCCGATCGTGCGTCCGGAGTCGAACGAGCTCGTCTACGTTCACCCGTCAGAGGACGACCCGTTCACCAGCGACTGGACCGTGAAGATGTTCACCGTCCAGGACTACTCACAGGCGGCGCAGGGTCTCGTGCTTCCCACGGGAACGCCCGGCCTCACCCGCACTGTCGGCATCGTGTACGACGACACTTCGATGCTGCGCTTCGAGAAGGGCGGCAAGTCGGGCAACCCGGACTTCAAACCGGTCCTCGACGGCACGCACCCGATGGGTGAGAACCCGTTCCAGACGTTCGACTACCGGCCCGATGCGATGGGCCGGCCGTGGTCGCCGATGGACCCGCTGATTCCTCAGCAGGACGCACTGAACACGATCCGGTTCAACACACTCCTCGCGATGCAGTTCTCGGCGTACCGGCAGCGCATCGTCGTCGGCTTCGACCCGGTCGTCCGGGACGAGAGCGGCGCGGTCGTGTACCGAAAGAACACGGACGGGTCTCTGATGGTCGACGGCAGCGGTCAGCCGATGCCTGTGCTGAACAGCCCCGGCCGAGTCGGTGTGGATCGTCTCCTCGCCTTCCCTGGTGGCGACACGAAGGTCTTCGATCTCCCCGAGTCGAACCTGAAGAACTACGTCGAGGTCCTCGGCGAGTTCCTGACTCAGTTCTTCGCAACCGGGCAGATCCCACCCCAGTACCTGCTGTCGCGGATGGCGAACCTCTCCGGTGATGCGCTCTCGGGCGCCGAGTCGACGCTCGCGTCGCTCGTGAAGGAGATCCAGCTCGTCGGCGCGGAAGCGAACGAGGGTATCTTCCGGCGCGGCGCGAAGTGCGCCGGCCTCGAGTCCGACTTCCCTGACGCGGAGATGGTCTACGCCGACGCGGAGGCGCGTTCGTTCTCGCAGACCGTGGACGCGATCACGAAGCTCGTTGCGGTCGACTTCCCGAAGCGTGCGGGCTTCGAGATGTTGCCCGGGGCGACCCAGCAGAAGGTCGACCGGTGGATGGACATGATCGAGGAGGAGGCGTTCACGAACCGCCTCGCGGTCGCCGCGCGCCCCTTCACCGACATCACCGACTCACCGGTGAACGATCAGACGGAGCTTCCTGGTGGCACTCCCGCAGTCAGCGATTGACCACTACCGGCAGCAGCAGATGATCGCTGTCACGGCCGCCCGCGAGGTCGGCAAGCAGTGGCGGGGCATGGGTCCCGACTTCGATCTCTCCTGGCTCGATGTCGGCGAGGCGGTCTTCTCGACCACCCTCGCAGCACAGACCGCAGCCGCCGAATCGGGCCTCGCCTACGTGCCCGCGGTGCTCGGTGATCAGGACATCGACGCCCCCGCGGTCGCGCAGGTGAACCCGGAACGGTTCGCCGGTGGGACCCGTGACGGCCGCCCTGTCGAATCGCTCCTTCACGGAGCCGTGTACCAGGCAAAGACCGCCGTAGCTGGCGGGCTCGCGACCCGGGAAGCGCTACGTCAGGCCGGCGGGTGGCTTCAGGACGTCGTCATGGATGCTGTCCGCGACGCGAACAGGCAGGCGGTCGCAGCGGACATCACCACCAGGCCTCGCGTTCAGGGGTGGGTGCGGATGCTGAACCCGCCCTCGTGCAAGTTCTGCGTCACACTCGCGGGGAAGTTCTTCCGCTGGAATCAGGGCTTCCAGTCGCACCCACACTGCGACTGCCGCCACATTCCCTCCCGCGAGGCTGTGGCCGGCGACCTCACGGTCGACCCGTACGCGTACTTCCGTTCCCTCGACCAGACCACCCAGGATCGACTCTGGGGCAAGGCCGACGCGCAAGCTATCCGGGATGGCGGCGACATGTACCGAGTCGTGAACACCCGCTCCCGCGGGCTCGCGTCCGACGCTCTGAAGAACACCCCGGGCCGGAACCGTGGTTGGCAGTCCCGCAAGTGGGACACGCCCTCGAAGATGACGATCGACGACGTCTACGCCAACGCCCGCAACCGTGACGACGCGATCCGCCTCATGAGCGAGAACGGGTTCATCACCGGCCCGCAGACCGCCGGCGGCAACCTCCGCGGCAACACCCCATCCGAGTTCGGTGACCTCGCCGCCGGCGCGCTCGGCCGCGGCGGCAGCAGGAAGGGAGCCACGGCGGCGTACCGGGAGGCAATCCGCTCCGGTGTGCGAGACCCCCTCGAGCCCGCCACCCAGACCGCGCAGGAGCGCCGCCTCCACTCCGCGCACCTGCGAATGCAGGCGGTTCGAGCCGGCCGGAACCCGTTCGCAACGAACACCGCCCGCGAACCCCTCACCCCGGAGATCCGTCGCATCATCGAGCGCGAGTACGAACGGCAGCGGGCACGCATCGCCACCGCCCCCGAATCTGTGCGCGTCCTCGCGCGACTCCTCGGAATCTGAACCACCCCGCACACCGCAACGGTGTCGGGACCACTGGCACGCAAGGTGCCGCTTCACGTCTCGCAAGGAGATCAGCATGCCCACGCCC